GCCAGTGTTACCTAGTACTGACCACATACTGTTTGGATTAGCATATTCCAAAACATCCATTCCAGATTGTCTATTAGTCAGGTGAGTGAAGTCTTTTAATATACCTTCTGCGAATCCAATATCTTTAATTTCTGTATCAGTTAGTTTCCTAGAACTCATTCCATTACCCAATGCTGAACCATCTACCACTGCTCTGTTGGCATAGTTGCTGTCATTCCAACCATCCGGCATAACTGACATTCTCGAGTTCCAACCGTTAGCAATTTGTGTTAAAGTATCATTGTGAGGATTTTGTAAACCAGGATATGCTTTAGATTTTCTTCCCCAAGGATCTGTGAAATCTACTTGATCAAGCAATCCACTATTAATTAAAGTTGATTGAGTATTACTCATTAAACTTGATACTGGTACTATATCAGTTGGGAAATTTAATATGTCTTTTCCTATACCCCAAATATTTCTTGACATCACTATCCTCCTATGAAAACGTTTCCTGAACCACTTGCTACGGAACTACCACAATCAACCGGATCACCTATTCTACCAACTTGCATCATTTCAGCAAACACACTCGGCGAACCACTGGCTAATATACCTCCGTGACATATTACGCAACAATGGGTGTCCCAAGCATCACCTTGTCTGTGTACAGGAATTCCATTTACGAAAACTGTTGGAGATCCACTCACACTGGCTCTAGACGGAAAACATCCGTGTCCTGTGCATACATCTCCTAATCTTGTTACTGCTGGCATAACAGTATTTATATACTGTTTTTATACCTACTTAATTAGTGATTATGCTTGATTTTTCTTCTGGTGTTGGTTTCTTAATTGAAGACAGAGTTGAAGTATATTGCTCACTAGCCATTGTGTTAGCTCTAGTAGTCACTATAATTTTCTCTTTAGCAATTTGTACTGGAAGAGTCATATCTTGCATTAATATATACTGACTCATAGCTAGTCCTTTTGGCGTATGAATTAGTGTTAATGGTTTTTGTACAGTAAGAGTTGTTTCATCATTTATAACAACCTTAGCAATAATTTCTTCTCCAGATACAAGCTTTAATGCTATGATATCATCTTTTTTTATTGTTTCTTTTAACATTATAATTTAAATCCTTTAAATGTATCTTTGTCTACGTCTTGTTTTACTCCACCTACAATATAACTTTCTACTTCAGTTTCCTGTGGTGCCACTTGTAGCCCTGATGACGATAACCAGTGCTGAGTCCAAGGTAATGGATTTTGTGTTACTGGTTGTTCAAAGATTGGCTCCATACCTATTGCTTTTAATCGCTTATTGGCAATAAACTCAACATACTTGTATAGTAGTCTATCGTTTAAACCAATAATACTTCCATCTTTAAACAAATGTTTTGCCCACGCCTTTTCTTCATCTACGCAAGTTTTAAACATATCATATACTTGACTATCACATTCTTTGATAATCTTTGTAAAGTCTTTATCATCACCTTGTTGCCAATTTTTAATTACGTGTGTCGTAAGTGCTAAATGCTGAGATTCATCTCTAGCAATCAATGAAATTATTTTTGCTGAACCTTCCATAAGTTTAAGTTCACCAAATGCAAATGTACAAGCAAAACTAACATAGAAACGTAATCCTTCTAAGATGTTTACGTTTACCATCGCAAGGTATAATTTTTTCTTAAGCTCATAAAGGTCACCATTACCATTTACTGTATATTGTAGTGCCGCTTCACTAAATGAATCATAGTTCTGTGTGACTGATATCGCACGTTTTACAATTTCTTTATCATTTAATATTGTGTCAAAAACCTCACTTGGGTTAGCATATACATTTTTCATAATGTGTGTATAGCTACGTGAGTGAATTGTTTCAAAGAAATCCCAAGTAATAATACAACCTTCTAGTTCTGGATTTGAAACATAAGGTAAGAAAGCCAAGCTTGGTCCTCTGCCTTGTACTGAATCTAGTAGTGTTTGATATTTTAAGTTTGATGTGAATATGTGTTTCTGTTCAGGTCTGAAAGTAGAATAGTCAACCCTGTCTTTTTGTAAACTAACTTCTTCAGGTCTCCAGAAGTAACCCAACATTGTCTGATTCAACTTATCCAACTGTGGATATTTGAATACATCATATCTTTGTACATTCTGATCCGCTCCAAAGAACATTGGTTCTTTAGTGAAATCGATTTCGTTTCTGTTAAAAATTGTCTTTGCCATTTTTGATATTTACCTATATATTACAAGCGTCGCAGTCTTCATCTTCGGCACGAACTTCTAGATTTGCTTTTGCAAACTCTTGGGCCGCCTGTTGAATCGGTGCTACTTCTACTTCGACTGAAGCGTCTGTTTTAAAATCGTATGTGTTCTGATAATAACTTGTTTTCCAACCTAATTTATACGTTGTTAATAAATCTTTAAACATAACACTCATTGGTACTTCGTTGTTTTCAAATTGTGTTGGATTATAACTCCAGTTACCACTAATTGCTTGATCAAAAAACTTCTGCATTACTGAAACTATATTAATGTAACCGTCATTGCTAGGCATATCCCATAGTAAAGTATAATAATCTTTTAGTGTTTTGTACTGTGGAACTATCTGTTTT